GTAGTTGACTTATGGTCATATATATGAGTAAGATGATTATGAGGAGATATGTATTGTGCTTTCATTAGAGGAGAAGAAGGAACAGGTTATTTTGCAATATACGTTATCCTATGACATAGACATAGCGATGACTAAGGTTGACCTCACTCCCGATGAAAAGAAGATGTTGTTAAGGGACGAAGACTTCTTGTATCGGCTGAATTATCAGGATGCTTTGATACGAGAAAGGATTGTTTCGACGATGCTGGAGAACTTGACAGCAGGTGATCCCAGATTGACACAGAAAGCGGCGATTGACCTAGGGAACTTGTTATGGAAGGAGAAGTTTAAGAGCACCGAGTCTACAAGTACCAAGAATCAGGTACCCGACACAATCATATTAAAAGGTAAGAAAGCAAAGAGTAAAGGTAAGAAGATAGAGCCACACATAGCCACGAAAGATGATAAGGTAGCAGTATGACGCAAGAAGTTGAGATTGTAAGAGATATACAAGATGAACTCATTGATAACTGCAATGCTAGACATAGGATCATATGGGGTGGTAGAGGTAAAGGTGCATCATGGTCTATAAGTAGGATATTGCTTGTAGAGGCCATGGCAGAACCCTTGTTTATTGTATGTGTGCGTGAGATACAGAAGTCTATTCAGCACTCGGTGCAGAAGTTACTTGCGGATACTATACACCAGTTTGGGTGGGAATGGTTCTATAAGGTTACCAAGACAGAGATTGTTGGTAGCAATGGTACGAAGTTTGTGTTCTACGGGCTGCATGATCATAATGCAGATAACATTAAGTCGCTTGAAGGTGCAGATCGTTGTTGGGTAGCAGAAGCACAGAGTATATCACGTAGGTCGATAGATATATTACGGCCTACTATACGTAAGGAAAGTGCGGTGTTTTGGTGGGACTTTAACCCTAGGTTCTCGTCTGATCCGGTGTATGTTGACTATATAAGAAACCATGATGATAGTGCGAAGACGTTGTTCTTGTCTTATAAGGATAATCCTTGGTTTCCCGAAAGTTTAAAAAAAGAAATGCTTGCTGACTATGCTAGAGATGAGATGAGGGCACGGCATATATGGGAAGGTGAGCTGGCAGATGCTAATGAAATGTTTGCTTGTCCTGCGGAGTTGGTAGAACAGGCTATGAATAATGTCATTGAACATCCATTTCCAAGTGTACCTGTTATCGGTGCTGATATTGCACATCAAGGTGGTGATGAGATAACATTCTTTAAGAATATAGATGGTAAGATAGTTAATACGTATTTTGCTAGGTATCAGGATGCAGTTAAAACGCTAGCTGATCTTAAAATGTTTGCTACTAAGAATAGTATAATCAATATTGATAACGGACATCTTGGTGCAGCAGTTGCAGACTTGTTAGAGGATGACGGGTATACAGTGAATAGGATAAACTTTGGTGGTTCACCTAAAGATAAAGAGCATTATGAGGATGCTGCAACAGAGATGTATTTTGAGTTGAGAGATAATTTGGCTACTGCTGACATTCCAGTTGATGAAGAGCTGGCTATACAGTTGTACACTAGGAAGTATATGTATATCAATGGAAGACGTGGCTATGAGGTGATTAAACTGGAAAGTAAGGATGATTTTGCAGAGCATACTCATGCACTACATAAATCACCGGATAGGGCGGATGGTTTGGTACTTGCTTATTACAGACCTAATAATATGCAAGATGTAAGTGCTATTGCAGGGGCAGTTAGTGCCTATGGTGGTGTAAGATGACGTTTAGTAATATACTTGGTAACTTATTCGGAAGAGGTGGTTCAGGTAATGATGCAAGGTCATATACACTGAATGTAATTGGTGGATCATCTAGTGATAAAGACTATGTGAACACTATAAAGGGTAACCGTAAGATATTAAGGCAGATATATCACAATGTAAATAAGAGTTATGCACTGGCAGGACAGCTTGTAAAGCCTATTGTTAATAACAATGTTAACTTTATTGGAATACCTGAGCTGTATGGAAATAAGAAAGCATTGAAGGTACTTGAGAACGCTAAGATTGACTATAGGAAAGTGCATAAGTCAATAGAAATTGATGGTACAGTATTTATATGGGTTCAGTGGAATGATAAGAAACAGAAGATTGACCTGATACAGATTCCTATTAGTACTGTAAATCAGATATTTATTGACCCCATAAGTAAAGAAATAACAGGGTACAAGCTTGTTGAGCATGTAAACTATGCTACTGCAAAGAAAGATGAGAATCAAGTTGATATAACCTATGTGATAACCAAGGATGTTGTTGCACGTAAAGTTACTGGTAGTGTAAATGAAAAGAGCATGCTTGTTAACCCATTTGGTGTACTGCCTATCATAAGGTTTAGCAATGACCGGGATGATGATGAGTTGTATGGTCATTCAGAGTTTGAAGTTATTGCTCCACAGTTGAAGTTCTACCATAACTTAACTTATGAAGCAGGTGCAGCACAGAGCAGAGATGGCCATCCTAAGTTGAAGGTTACTACTAGTAATGTCAGGCAGTGGATTGATAATAACTTTGGTGCAGGAACATTCAATGATGTTACAGCAGGAAAGAAAGCAATATCAATGCAAGACAGAGACTTGTTTATCAACAGTGGTGATGATGATGTAAATTATTTGTATCTGAATAAGACTTCTGGTGATTATACAAGCCTAGCGAAGAAGGCATTTACTAATATTGTACAAGGATCAGAAACACCGGAGATAAACTTTGGTGCTAATCTTGGTACTTCGCTTGCATCGGTTAGAGAGTACAGGCCTGTTTGGATTAAGAAGATTGAGTCTAAACAGTATGAGAGAACACAGGCTTGGTTGGATGTGTACTCGTTGATCATTGACATTCATAACTTTGTAAACATTAAGAGTGTTAAGATGGATGTAGAGATGAAATGGCCTACACCTAACTTTGCAAGTGTAAAAGAGCAGTCTGAAATAGTAAAGGCATTTTCAGCAGCTATTGACACTTTACTGAAAGATAGTACACTTACAGATGAAGAAGTGTATGAGACGCTAAAGCGTATAGGGATTTTTAGTATAAATCCAAACTATAAGTTACATAAAGAGGTAATAGATGCACAAAAAAAGGAAGAAAGCAATGGAGATGCTGGGGCGTCCCCTAACCAAGACGGAAATAAAAATGCTGCAAATTAGCTGGGAAGACATCAAAAAGCAGTTTAAGGAGCTAATTAACTTCTTTAATCTGCGTGAAGACTACAAGGTTAAATTGAAGGAAGCTATAAAGAAATATGGTGTTAGCAAGTTACCGAGTGATGTGCTCAAGACTGTGCCACCTGATTTAAGAGTTTTGTATGAGCTTCCATGGTACTTGCATATTAGTGTATGGGTATACATGGTAAAGATTGCTGTGCAAAGAGCAAGCAATGAGAAGTTTAGGAGTGTAACAAATGGGTAACGAACATAAAGAAGGCAAGCTAGTTTTTAAGTCTAATGTATTGGCAGACTTTAAAGGATACTCACTATCCTCTATTGATGATGTTCCAATAGCAGACAAAAAAGCATATGATATTCTGGTAGGTGAAAAAGATGCTTTCGAGTTTGTCAATACTGTTAAACTTGGTGAGAAATATCCTGCTAAGTTAGATCCATGGACTGACATTGTGCTTACAGAGGACTGGGCTAAGTCTTTTGTTAAGGCTGTTAATAAGGTAGCAAAACCTTTGTTTATCGGAGGACATGCAGATACAGGAGTTGGCTATAAGGAAAGAGCGATTCCTGATGGGTATATAACTGGTGGAGTTGTAAAGGACGAAGTACTCTATTTGAGGAATACACTCCCACAGAGTAAGGTAGAAAGTAAGCAGGCGTTAGTTGAGCAAACTGTCAACGAGATAAAAGCAGGTATGCTTAGTACGTCAACGTCTGATTACATGAGATACAAGATTGAAGTTGATGATACTGCGGATACGGCAACGTATTTTGCTGAGGAGTCAATTAGTGCTCAGTCTAATGCTCTCGTTGAAGAGGATCAGACTGGTTCAGAAGCAGAAATAATAATCACATCGTTTAAAGCTGGTAATGGCTCTGACGGTGAGGAAAAAGGAGAAAGGCAGATGGGTGAAAAGACATTCACAAATGTAGAGCTTTTTACGTCTTTGAAAAATCAGCTTGATTCCGGTAGACTGGCACTTTCAGAAGTAGCCAGTAAACTTGGTGTTGATTTGATGACTTCGAAGCAAAAAGCTGCACTTAAACGTCTTAATGACGTAGAGAGTGCTGTTGGTAATGTAACTGACTTTGTTGCTGCTATTAAAGCAGAAAGAGAACAGAGTTTTGCTGCATTAAAAGATGCGAAGATTAAAGAGGTTTTTAAAACTGATGAGCTGGTAGAAATTGCACAGCCGTTATTTAACCTCAAGGAAGGAACAGCAGAAGATATTGACAAAGAAGTCAAGCGTATTGCTGATCTTAAAGTATTCAAGGCTATACAGGGTAAAATTGCTGCATCAGTAAATGGTAACCCTACTGGCTCTGGTGATGTTACACTTGATGAAGAGTCAAGTGAAGTAATGGAGGCGTAACAGATGGCTATGACAGAAGCTAAAGTCAATTATAACTTTGAGGAAGCCAAAGTCGGTGAGAAACAGGTTGCAGTTACTAATAGTAACAGTGTAACTGTTGAGCATCTTGAATTGGTACTTCTTAATGGTTATTTTGGTGAAGTAAGAGAGTTCGATGGAATTGCTGCTGGTGCAAGTGGTATGATAAACATTGACTCTGATAGAGAGATTGGAACGACACAGATTGATGCATCATCGACATTTACTGTTGGTGGAGTGGTTTACTTTGAACCAAGCACAAGTGCAGCTGGTAAATTGTATGCAACATCTATTACTGGTAGAGCACCCGTTGGCATTGCAACCAAGGTCAACAATGGTGTGTCTGTAACATTCAAACCGTTTGTGCAGCGTGTCAGTGCCACCGGCATTGTAGTAGCGTAAGGAGGAATAAATGAGTAATTTACTTGTAACTCGTCAGATTCTTAAAGATGAGTTTAATGACAATATGCTTTCTGGTAAGAAAGTTGTTGTACGTGATCCGGTCGATATTGTTGATGTGTCTTTTGGTTCTTCGATCCCCACTAGTGGATCATTACTGACTGATGCTGATCTTACTCGGCTTAACAATCTGAAATCTTTACATAGGAACAGACCTATTGTTCTTAGTGGAAAGTATATGAATGGACTTGAGTTCCAGTTCAAAGGTCGTGGATCAATTATTGATCGCATAAGGAAAGGAACATTCTCTGCAAGCAATACATTGAATGATAATTGGTCTGATTTGTTTGATGCAGTTCGTCTTGATCTTTCGATCAGAAAAGCTGCCAACCAGACAATACGTCAGTTCATTTACAATGAGCTACAGATGCCTAATGCAAGCAAAGATATACGTCCAAGTGAACTGTTTCCCTATGGTGTTGTTTTTGAAGAGAACAATGGTGAAGGTGAATCAGTAAAACAGGGTGCTAACCTCGGTGGTCAGTATGATACTATCCCGATGAAGATTTATGCTGCTGGTTTTGTATGGACTTTACTTGCTGCACTGTTTGACAACACGTATGATCTTTCTCGGTTGACTGAAGGCGTTGCAGTTGGTTATTCTGCAAAGAAAGATGACTTGGCTATTAAGCCTATAATCAGTGCATCGTATACAGGAGCAAAAATTACTGCTGCATCTACAGTTGGTACTGGTCGGCAGGAACTCCTGATGAACACACTCATGGATGCAATTGATGACCTCGGTGATAGGACTGATCCTATTACTAAGAGAAAGATTCAGGCGGAAGGTCTTGTAGCTCTTTGTAGCTCTAAAGATGCTCGTCATATTGCTCATGTAATGAGTGGACTTGGTAATTCGACACCGGAAAAATACTCACCTCTCAATCAGATAACTAAGGTTATTGGTTATGATGGTGAAGTAATTGATATGCCGAACGAAACAGTTTCTTATAATGGTGTAACTTCCGGTTCGATCTTTCTGATCAAACCAAACCGGTATTTCAAAATCCCGATCAAGAGAAATCTTGTTATGGAAATTGATGCAACTCCTGATGTAAGTACTCTTGCACGTGAACGGAGAGCATGGTACTTCTCTGAAGGTATATTCAACAGCATTGGTATTTCAAACTTTGTACAGAAGGTAACTCTTCCTGCTTGGTAGATCGTTTTCCCTATTTGTACCTGTGCACTACTATGGTATGCAATCCTGTAGTGTACAGGTACCTTTTAAAGGAGGCTTGTAGATGACAAATATAGATAAGCTTAAACATTTTATGGAACCATATTATCAAGAAGCCTCTGATTTATCTCTGTTACAGGATTATCTCGATGAGTATACACATCCAGAATGTGCTGCATCAGCATTATGGTATGAATTAAAAGGTAAGATAGGCTTCGATCTTGATGGTGTTAGAAAGATAGCAACTGGTGCAGAGAAGTTTGAATATAGTGAAATAGGTACAATGCAGTTAGCCTGTGATAAAAACGGTAAGTACTATCAGTCAAGGTGTGAGGATTTGGCTGGAAATGGGTCTGCTGCAATTAAGGTTTCTAAAGCTGATGTAGGAGGTATAGAAAGTTACTATGGCTCTTCTACAGAAAGTTAGAAACAGTATGAATAAGTATATACAGGAGAATCCTACGGATATAACTGTAACTAAATATCCTACTAAGGACAATGGGTATGGTTTGCAGATACCTGATACTACACAAACTCCTGTTACAACAACTCTTGGAACCGCACGTGTTGCAAGAAGAAGGCTACCTGATCCTATAGTTACTGATGCTAGATCACCTTATGATTATCTTGATGCTTACTATATAGTAGCAGGGTATGATGCCACATGGTTAAGGAGAGGGCTTATATTTGAATATAGCAATAGAAGATTTAGGACATTGTTAGTAGAAGATAGGATGATTGGTAAAGGTGTAGCATACAAAATATGTGATCTTGAAGAAGTAACACCTAGTGATGGGAGTGTCATGTATGAATGATGAATTAGTAATGCTAGACGAGTCTAACGATGAGAGAACAGGAGAAGTGTACATAATAGTAGAGAAAGGATGGAGTCAAGTAAATAATGTAATAACAATACCTAAAAAGGATGCAGTGAAGTTGGCTATAAACTTGTTAGTACAGGCGGATATAGGATGATAACTTCGGATAGCAGTGGTGCTTATATACATGTAAAGAAAACTCTTAATGCTAAAAACCAAGAAGCATTTAAGATTTTTGCTAAGTATGCTGCTGACATAATGGCTTATTTTGCCACTGTACAGGGTTCTGCACCAGCTGAATCACAAGGTGCGTTTTGGACTAACCATACGTTCAAGGCTGTTGAGGGGTTCTTTGTATATCCATTTTCTACACCTATGAGTGGTGATCTAAAGTTTAGAAATGTTGGTTTAACGATCAAGAATAAAACATGGTATGCTTACTTCTTGGAGTTTGCTCATGATAAAAGGTTTGCTTCATTCCCTAAGTTATTGGAAGTTTTTCTTCCTAAGATTGAAGCAGATATAAATGTATTGTATGGTCAAAGAGGATACTGATGATACTTAAAGCAGTGATAGAACAACTTAAAACTGGCTCAATTAGTAATATTAGTACAAGAGGTAACTATGTTACTTACCCTGCTGGTAAGGAAAGTGCTATCATGCTCAGACCTTACGTTTTAGTATATGACTGTC